TGCCCGAGCAGCCGCACGCCAGCCGATGATCAGCTTCGACAGCACCTGCCCGTTGCTTTCGTATAGCACCTCATTGACGCCTAGGTTGGTTGGCGTTTCGGGCGGTTCGTTCAGGTCTGATACGTCGCGCTGGCTGAGAGGGATGTCCCGCTCGATGTAGTCATACTTGCTTGGGTTATGGGCAACAGCCGTGACAGCAAAGGCGTCGCCTTCTTCTTTGATCGTCAGCACCCGCCACGTTGACATCTGAACGGCGGAGTCGCCAATGGTCCACGGCGCACCAGCAACAGGCGCTGCAGTCAAGACCGTGCCAGTGCTGACTGAGTTGCCTACCAGGTTCGATCCAGCAACGACTGCCAAGGTGCCATCAGGCAGCAACACGTTGAACGTGAAGTTATTTGGTGGCCCGCTCGGGAACAGTTGAACGTCATCGCGGTCGAGCTTGACCACCGTCGTTGTTGAACCACTTGTGCAGCGGCCGGAGCGCACCACACCAGCACGCACAGGGTCGCCAATCTTGATCAGGTCACCAGGTCGCACCGTGATGCCTGCGGCGATGTCCGTCTTGAAGCTGACGACCTCAGTCTCGTTCTGTTCGGTGTACAGCAGCCACTCACCAACGCGGCGGGCTTGATTCTGGCTGGTGCAGGCGAACGCTGAAATCTCCGTTTTGACGACACCGAACTTGTTGATTCCTTCTTTGTCTTCGACCACCTCATAGGCAAGGTCGCGCAGGTTCATGTCGAAATATTGCACAACAGCGACGGTGTGCCGTGTCTTTAGGCTGCTGCCGCTGTAGCTGAACCCTTCCTCGGTGACGTTGGTCTGGTTGAAGATGTAGCTGTAGTCCTGCGGCCGGTCCTGCGCAATCTCAAGCGTGCCATTAGCCCAGAACGGCATCGCGCGAAATACTGAACACAGATCGCTGATCAGCTTGAATGCTTCCTGCTGCGTCTGAATGACGACGTTGCATGAGAAGCGCGGCTCCTGGCCTGTCTTCCCATCAGAGACCACCTCGGTGCAGTATTGACTAGCGGCAAGGAAGCTCCACTTGTCAAGTTGTGCCGCGTCGATGTGATCACCAAACCCGTACCGCTTGCTGGTCAGCAGGTCCCACAGGATCCACGCGGGGTCTGTCGTCCACTGTGCTGCACCAAAGTTGCCTGACCATGTGCCCGCATAGATCAGACGGCCGTTGGTCTGGTTGACGGTGGCATTGCTAGGGATGCGCACCTTGAGGCCACGCAGGCGATACGAGCGCGAGGGGATGCTGTTGAACTGTTCAGCGCTGAGCTTGACGGCGAACAGTGCGCTGTTGGGGTAGGTGGTCTTGGCGTTGATCTTTTCGGTGTAGTCGTACCAATAAAAGTCGCTGTTCTCTGTCTGCTCACCTGATGGTGCGGCATCTGCATTGACGCGCACGACGCGAATGTCAACCGGTGCTGCTGCAGTTAGGTCGATGCGATGGATGCGTTGATACAGATCAGCCGTGCGGCCCTTGATCTCACTTTCAACAACAGTTGAGAATGGTCCACCGCTGTATGAAGTTTGAATCCTGTATTGAATGACAGCGCCTTCGACGTCGCCGTTGTTCTTGAAGATCTGAAGTGCAGGCGTGCCGATCGTGACGCGCACAGCGTTGACATCAGGGTCAGTGATCGACCGCGTTACAGGAGAGTTATAGGTGACCTTGGTGTTGACGACTGTGGTGCTCTGGTTGGCGTCGCCTACGTTCTGCGTATAGGTCTGATTCTGTGTGCCGGTGCGAAACTCAAAGACGCCGCCAGTTGTGTCGAAGTTGTAATCAGAATCCTGAACGGCAGACGGGTCAGCGGTCGAACGCAGAATCGGCGTGTTGTTGAGATAGACATCTTTCAGCATCGCCCTGCTGTATTCCAGCGTGCCGAGCGTGTAGCCACGAGCAGATGGGAATCCTTCGATCTCGCCTTCACAGAGAAGGTCAATGATTCGCGCTACCTGACGTGAATCAAGGTTGTCTTTCGTAACGTTTGCACTACCGCCACCACCACCGCCGCCACCCTTGCCGCCACCACCGCCACCGCCAGCACCAGCGATCAAACGCTTCGTCATGACGTGACCTCTTCAGTGTTGATGCCAGCCGAAACGACAATACTTCCAGTGAACACTTCGCCGTAAATGATTGGCACAGGCACGCCCTGACGCGAGACGTTCTGAATACCAGAGAAGCTGTACGACTTACGCGGGTCGTTGTCACCGTCGGTCCCCTGCTGGATCGTTGGAGTAGGGGTCAACATTTGAGCGACGCCCCCCAAGATCAAGCTGGCGCCAATGCCCACGCCGATCGACACAGCCTGTGGGCCAAGCGTGAACAGGCCGCCAGCCAGCGCAGCACCAGGCGCGAACAGCAGCGAGAATGCCACCAGCGCAACACCCGCCAAGATCTGCCCGACGCCTTCCGCACCAGCAATCACCGGGACAATCCTGATCGGCTCCTGACTGGCAACAGGAAAGTGCAAATGCTCTGGATGGTCAACTAGATCAAGTTGATTTCTGCCCACGGTGACCTTGTAATCGCCCTCTGACAGCACACCGCGCAGGTCAGGGAAGTTGGCAAGCAGGAATCGAATCGCCTCGGCCGGGGTCTTCACAGCAGCCTTGAAGCTGCGCTGCCCTAAATGCTTTGCCAGCTTGCCGTAAACCTTGATGACGCGGAACATCTCAACACCTGCTCCTGTGCCTGACGATCAAGCCTGTGCTCTTCTGATAGTAGCCACCCCAGATGTCACGGCTACTGAGCCGCCCGCGTAAATGATGCAGGATCCGCTGCTCGCCTACATACACGGCCACATGGTTCAGGCCCGGCGATCCATCAAGTTGCATCAGGATCGCGTCGCCATACTCAGGCTCGTTGATGCCGTGATCCTCGAAGCCTGCCTCAGCGAAGCACCGCTCAAACATGGGGGCATTGTGAAACTCAAGCAGTGACGCAGGCCGCTCCCAATCTGGCAGGTCGAGCGCCATCTCCTCCTTGTACCAGTCCCGCACCAGCGTCCAGCAGTCGCTCACGCCCCACACCCACTCTCGCCCGATCAGCGGCGCCTGGTAACCCTCTGGCTCGATCTCGCACCACATCTCAGTGCCAGGGTTGCAGATGTGCCAGACCAGCCCGGACTTTTCGCAGGCCATACGGTCGGCTTGACTTGGCTGCGCAGGTGTCTGCGGGTGGCTGTGAAACACGGCGATCACCTCGCCAGCGTCCTCTGCAGCGGCGTAATCGTCAGGGTCAAGGATGAAGAAGTCTTTAGCGGGTGCCAGGTTCTTGCATGGCCAATACTGCTCGCGGCCTTTGATGACGACGACCAACCCGCAGGCCTCGCGTGGTGCATCCTTGAGCGCATGTTCCAGCGCGTAATGTTTCCAGTGTGTCATCCGTAGAAGGTACCAGCGCTTGGGAATGATCCGAAGGGTAAGTCGTTGAACTCACCAAAGCGTTTCCTGCATGAACTGATCCGCTTGCCGCATACATCACGCAACGGGTCAACGGTGCCGGTCTGCACCAGAGGCTCGACAGCGCTGGCGTAACTGGAATTCCAGAGCGGCGTGTTTGCGCCGGTGGTAACGATGAGTTGGCCGGTCGTCGTGATGCTCAGCCGGTTGTTGCTGTTGCCGCTGACGCCAGTGATCTCATACTGCGGGCCTGCCTCCGTCAAGGTGCCCAACGTGGGGTGATTATTCCTGAATGGGTTGTTGCTGCTCAGGGTCTTGGGCAGGTTGATCACCTCGCCTTGGTAGTAGCTACCAGTGGAGGAAACAAGACTTTGGCTTTGTATCAAATTCCATGCGTATGGTTGACCGCTGTAACTGTTTTCGCTAGTCGGGCCAGATTGGAAAACGAACTGAACCGTAATCGTGCGGCCGCTGACCGTGAACGTTTCTGTCTGCGTGTTGGTCAGTCCCGCGCTTGCAGGCGATGATCCGACGCACTCCCAACCAAAGCCACCAGAGCGGCCGGTCTGGACATCGGTTGGATACCAGCCAAGGAATGCCAAACCCGTTGGCGATGCGGTGCCGACTGTATTGCTGGCCCAGATCGCGCTGCTGCCGTTGTAGATGACAAGGTTGCCATCAGCCTGCATTGTGATCCGCCAAGTGCCGTCACCACGGTTTGTTCCGGTTTGCCAGACAGGCACGTTCGCCTTGTTGTAGACCACGAAGTTGCCATCAGCCTGCATGAGTGCCCGATACCAGCCGTTCGACGAGACGATTGCGTCGCCTTCATTCAGTGTCTCGCCAACGTTGAGCTGAGCGCCAAATGCGGTTGAGTTGAAATTGGTTGCAGGTGTGGCCCCCAAGGCGTTGTCGTATTCGTCAAAGTAGTTGGTGCCTGTGTAGCCGCACTCAGCGCTGCGATATTTCCATTGGCAAATGTTTGCGATCACCTGCCGCTTCGGTGCACGCACACCAGCAAGGTCGAACACAGCCGCCAGCTCAAACTCAACAACATCTCTGTTCTCAACTGACTTGCGGTCGATGTAGTAAATCTCGCGTGGCATCTCCTCGTCAGCCGGTACGCCATAAGGGTTGACGCCGCCTGCAAAGTTGTCAGGGTCAAGGAATCTGCTCAGCGTGCGGATCCTGATCACCTTCGCGCCTGTCAGGTCGTTGCCAATCGTGAACTCGTTGACGCTCAGCAGCAGCGCCGAGATATTGCCTAGCAGGTTCGAGACGCGCACCTTCGGGCGTGGGAGCTGGCCAGTGCCGTTGTACTCAAAGCCTTCGACCTCGATCGGCAGTGCCTGATATGGCTTGCCTTTCCAGATGATGTTGCCTGTTGGTGTAGCTTGATTGGCACCAGGGTGGAAGTAAACGATCTCAGTCGTGCCGTGCAGCGAAGCGTCAAGGTGCAGCTCAAACAGCTCGATGATCGCGTAAGGATTGGAGCTGAGCAGCTCCTGAAACATCTCGCTCATGGCTCAAACACCTGCACAAACGTGGCGGTGATGATATTGATATTTGCGTATTGAAGTTCCCTGCTCCAATTAGGGCAAATGTATTTACCAGCATTGCCACCGGCTGGTGGCGTCCAATCAAAGGCAGCGGCATCATTAGCTCTTGCATCAAAAAATGCTTCAATTGCATCGGCATCAGCGTTGCTCTTGGCTGTCCACCGCAAATCCCAAGCCTTTGGATTTTGATTCAATCCATAACGCAAACGCTGCTCATAGCTGTCACCAAACTTAACGGTGCGATATTTGGGTTCACTTTTCTTGGTCAGGCTGAAGTCAGGCGTTGTCCCGCCACTGCTTGTGCCAACTGTTGCGTCGTCGAAAGTGGCCATTATGCGAGCAGGCCTCCAGGACGTTTTTGCCTAATCAATTCTTGCTGCACTGCAGCACCCACAACACGGCCCAAGGCGTTTGCATCACTATTGTCGCCCTGGACTTTCGAGCCGGTAGCGTCAACGTTCACGACAACAGTTGCATTCCCGCCGCCCCTCATCGTAACTGGGATTGAGCGTCCGTCAGGTAGCGGCACATACGCCTCAGAGCGTGCACCTTCCCCGAACACGGCAAGCTGAGGTGAGTTGGCAATACCGCCATTGGCGTACTTCTTGAGCTGCATCGGCCCGTAAGGTGTCATGATGCCGCCCATTGCAAAGCTGGAACTAAATGCCAACGGGTTGAAATTGACACTCGAAGATTGAAATAGGGGGATGCCCTGTAATGGGCTAAGACCAGAAGCTGCTGCAGGTTTCAAGAATCCCAGTGCTTGCATCACACCCTTTAAAACATATTGTTGAAGAATCATCCGCGTTGTTTCCTTGAGGATTTGTGATGCAAACTCTCTGTAATTGACGGTACCAGTCGTCAATAATTCAAAAATTGAATCCTCGATCTTCTTGATACCAGATTCTGCTAAATCGCTGAATGCCTGCCTGACTGTACCAATACCCTCGCTATAACCC